CTCCCGATTCAATCACTATTTTACTTCCACCGTCTATCAGTTCTAACGATCCGCCGCTGACAATCGGTGCATTTTTAATTAAGTAGTGGTCTTGAGAACCACCTGTTACTGATGATGTAATAAATACATCTGCATTTATTGTTGATGTTGTTGTATTTGCTAAACGTATAGAAATTATTGCATCATCAGAGTTACTTGTATGTACTGCTGTTGCTGATGTTCCTACTGCATTCAAACCGTATCTTTCAAAATCTTGTGCCATATTACTCCTTTACTATAAGGCGATTGCCATTGCAACCGCAAATCCTGCTGATATTCCTGCTGTGCCTGAAGACGCTGACGTAAGTCTACCTTGTGCATCAACTGTTATACTTGCTGTAGTATAACTTCCTGCTGAAACAGCTGTGTTAGCTAATTTATCTGCCGTAACAGCATCATCTGCGATTTTTGCTGTGCTTATTGCACTATTAGCAATTGTTAAAGCTCCACCTGATGCTATCGTTGCATCACCAGATACTGCTGATTCTTGATAGCTTGTGCCATCTGCAACTAATATTTTAGCAGATGTATTGTCAGGCATTCTTAGTTGAGACCCAACTGTTAAATTTCCGTTTACTCTATTAGATACAACATTAACAAAATTACCCATGTAAGCGTGAGACGAACATTGATAATATAAAATGTTTGGTGTATTTGCATCTACAGCGATTTGTGTGTATGCACCAGAACTACCCGGAGTTCCGTTTGTAGTTACATTAGTTGTATATGCCGTAGATTTATCTGCTTCTAAATAAAATCTTAAAGGGTGACTTGAGTTAGTAGAATCAGATTGATCAAATCTATAGTAATATGGATATGATGAATCTGCTCCAGATAATGTTATTGCTGGAGATTCTAATCCATCAAAATAATAAGCATTGGATGATGCTCCTCCTGCACTTTCGTACGGATGATTACCTGATTTAGCAGCTACCGTAACCGTGA